GGTATTGCCACCACCAATGCTCCTTGCAATCTGTTTCCACTTCATGCCGTCAACAAAGCGCATCGTCACGATCCTGCGGACATGAGAGTCCTCTATGTGGCTGATGAATTCCAAGACATCATTGGCTGACTGCTCAATCTCTGACTTCAACGCATGAAGGATGCTTTTGCGTGTGTTCAGCAGTGTTCGCTTTTTGGCGTAATCCCTTTGAGGAAAGCCAGTAATGGTGAAATGCTGTATACCGCCTTCGCCACCACGAACCATGTCGGTTACCTCACCCTCATCGATTATTTTCTGCAATTCCCTCTCGGTCTTCTTGATTCTCTGCTCGACCTCTTCAATCTCTCTCACAAGGTCCATGTATTGCGTCAGCGCATTTTTCTTTCTCAAAACGGTCTTCTCCCTACGATTGTCGGCGGAGTCTCTGCTCGACTCTTCCACTTCGCAAAACTTGAAAGGGCATCAGGGACATCATCATGCTTTGGCTTGCCTATGACTGGATGACTCAGAAGGAATTCCATGAACCGCCCATATTCGCTCTTTGGGGCATACATTGACTTGTCTTTGAAGATGATGTGTTGTTTTACCCACGGAGCATAAACGATGATTTTTGTCTGCTTGTTCTGAGTCGTAAACTGCGATGTGATATTGCAGTACGCTCCGGCTTCTTTGACTCGTTCACTCACTTCAAGGGCAACTCTGTCACCGCCATTGTTCGATTCAAACAGGCAGGCCTCGACCTTGTTCGTCAAAATGATGTTTGTCGATTTTGCGTACTGTGCCTCGTAATCAGGATTGTCATCGCAGATGGTATCCACCAGGTAGTAATCCTCGTCATACTTGTATAGCACTGGCTGAACAAAGTAGTCGGTCCCTGTGTTCTTTGTATCGACAATTGACAAGATGGCATCAGGCGGCTCAAGAGGCAGTTCAAGGTATCTGCGGAGTTCGTCATCATGGTAGAGCAGTCCTTCTCGCTCAATCGGCTCGTTCTGAAACAGGCACTTGAAGGAAATCTCGTCCATCGACTTCTTGATGTCAAGAAAGTACTTGGTATCAAACCCCACTCCGCCGTCATAGTCGAAGTTTGACTCTCCGTTCTCATCCAGCGCCGGAACAGCGATGAATCTTGCCCTTGGATTATCAGCATTGATGACCATCAAGCGACCAATGATGTCCATGGTGCTCCACCTGGTCGCTGTGTGCCACTCCTTCGCCTTCTTCTTTTTCCTCGTCTTGAGATCGGTGTTGTATGTCTGCCACAGCTTCTCAAGTCGCTCTTTGTTCAGTGCTTCTTCGATGCCGGAACACATATCATCAGCACACAGGAGGTATTCGCATCGTGTGCTACCAGTCAGCGAAGCACCAATGGCACGGCATGTCAGCGATTTGAACCTCTTCGGTCTACCAACGTTGATGGTTTGGTCTTTTGAGTTCGTACCTTCCCTTGCTTTGAACGGCACATTGGGGAAAATCTCATGCCATGAATACTCGTCAATGTCACTCAGAATCTGATTGACACCATCGTAGATGGAATGAGTCATCGTGCCGGAGAAGGATGATGCTAGGTTTGGCATATCAGGGAACCATCCGATAACACCACTCAGCACAAAAATTTCAAACGTGGTCTTCCCGGTTCCGGGCGGCAAAGAGATGGTCAGCAGATCAAGCTTGTCATCAATGAGGTCCTGCACGGCCTGAACAATTCCATGCTTGATGAGAATCTCTCGCCTCGGCTCGTAGAATTTTGTGTGTTGCTCCCTCTTCCGCTCAAGAAACAGCAGATAGCTGTCAATGACACGATGCCTTGCCTCAAGAAGGACAGTCTCCCAGTACAGCCTCTCCCAATCCCCTTCAACATGGTTTGCTATACCCAACATACATGACTGCTTGACATAGTTTGACCAAGTGAGAAGCCATGTCCTGTCTTCACCAATCGCAAGCGTATCGTAGTCCTCTTTGTAGTTCAGCAGTAGCTGATAGCAGTACTCGATCCTTGTGAACGGAGGAACATTTCCGTTCCTGGACAGTTGCATTATGGTCGTTCTATATGCCTCTCTAGGATTAACATTCTTTGCCATAAAATAAATAAGCCTATCCGCACTCAAGCAGACAGGCTCTTCCCCTCTTCAAATAGCTCTTTTTTGTTTTTGGAAAATTTTCAGAATCGATATATTAGCACTCCCAAATGGATTTGCACCATTGTCTCTCCTGCATAGGTCAGGAGCGTTCTGCTTGCTTAACTATGGGCGTGATGTAAGAAAGGAGTTCCGACTTTCACGGCTGGGGAAAACCCTCACGTGCCCAAACGAGAGGAAAAAAACCAGTTCTGATTTTCACATTGCAGCAACTGAAATACGAGATCAATGGCTTCTAGGAAAGTCCATAACATTCAACATCAACATCTCAGGAGGTAAACGACAATTTTTCTTCTGCGGCTTTTGAACTCTCCACGAGCCATTGTGTGGGTGCCACAAGTTGTACGGTCTGTAGCTTGCCGACTCAGCTAGGCTAAGTAGGAAAATGATTTTAGGAGAAAAAACAAAATGCCAGTTAGCATTTGTCGGTGGTATAACTCGTCCAGTTTGCGGACCAAGTGGGTCAAGTCCGCCAGAGGTCAACCCCTACGAGCAATGAGGTTATCCTCTCTTGAGTCGCAAGAGTAAACTATCTGATAATTTTTGTCAACAAACTTGGGCGTACGAATTTTTGAACGACATATTTGGTCAATACAGTTATCTCAATCAGACAAAGGATAAATACATCAGGCAAGTAGGTTATATAAACACCATGACTGTGTATAACTCTTTGGAGAATGACTGTGGAGAAACAGTTATATGCTTTTTTATTTTAAAACTACTCAGGGGACTAACAGACGGCCGCCCTTGTTGGCTCAACCACCCCTCCCGGGCTGTCGTGACCAATTCGTCCATACGTACTTTATCGCTTATGCGTCCGTATCATTGACAAGGAAAAGAGAACAGCTGTTCTATACCACCACACCATACCCAAAGACCAGGGGGAGCGGTTTTTAAAAAATTTCGTTCATTTCCGTACGGAATATTAAATACGTCGTTAAATATGTATTTGGCGACTAAACGAATACTATATGTTGTGGTGTATGTATATACTAACTACAAGATATTAAATATTATCATCCGGCTGCCTGATTTTTTAATTGTCAATCGGCGGAGTTATCCCGGTTTTTGCAATGGTGCTGATTTGCTTTAAATCAATTTTAGGAGTTTCCGCCGATATAGAAACACTAATATTTTGCGGTTGATCGCTATAACCTCTTACTTTGGCTACAAACATTCCACCAACGGAATTATTCTGTAATACATGGTTAAATAAATCAGTATCACATATATTTAACCATTTTTGAATATATCTGACTGTATTTGGATTAACTTTTCTATCATCTGTTTGTCTAATACCTGTTTTAATATTATATATATACTTTACATCTATCTTTACTAAATGGCTTGTAAAGGTAGTAAGAAAAGGAACATAACCAAATATATAGCATAAATATATATATACATTATCAAATAATTCATCTAATAGTTTCCAGTCATATTCAATAGTATCTGGAATAATATATTTAATCTTATGCCTATATATAAACTCTAATAAACCATTAAATAACATTGGTTTGTTGTTATATATATCATCCGGATTTTTAAGAGTACTTAAAAACATATTTACACATGACTGTAGTTCTTTTCTAGTTAATATTTTCTTCTCTTTGGAAGTTGCTATTATGTCTTCTACTTCCGTACTTTCAAACTTGTCTATATAGTATTGTGATCTATCCATACTTTTCTATTTTCCCTTCTCATAGTTCACGAAACAATAACGCACAACTTACTTATATATATCGTGTTTTATATAGCTGCTATAAATCGTCTTACTACTTGTATAATGTGGTTTTATTGACTACTTATTATAGTCGTTATTACTAAAAATATTCATGTCTTTGTGTTCTATGCCGGAATCCGGTTAATACGTCTTTCCAATTCATGTTTCGATGATACAAATTGTCAGTTAGTTTGTCAAATTGTCTGACACGCTAGGAGCGCATACTTTTT